ATTGGCGTGGCTACACCGACGCGCTCAACGGACGGGAGTACGACCCATGACCGAGCTGGTGTTCACAGCGATCGGTATCCCGGTAACCGCCGGCAGTCACCGGGCGTTCGTGATCAACGGTCGTGCCCGCATCGTCCCAGCGGACCGGAAACAACGCCCATGGCAGGAACGTGTCCACACCGCAGCACTAGATGCGGGCTGCACGCCGCTAGCAGGCCCGTTGTGGGCTGAACTGACGTTCCGGTTACCGAAACCTGCGAGCGCACCGAAGAAGCGGCGTGTGTGGCCGATAGGGGCGCGTTCCGGAGATCTCGACAAGCTAGCTCGAGCCTGTTTGGACCCACTCCACGGACTTTGTTTTTCGGATGACTCGCAGATTGTCCGGTTGACGGTCGTGAAGGATTACATCCCGACCGTGCTCACGTCACCGGGTGTTGTGGTGCGTATCGGGCAGTTGCGGCCTGTGGAGGAGAACGCAGCATGAGCGAACCGAAGCACCGAACCGTGGGTGACTTGTACGACGCGATGGCAGCAGCCAAGACGGTCGCGGACATGCGCGTCGTGTATTGGGCTGAGGTCGAGTTCCAAAAGACCGGCACTGACCCGGACCCCGAGGAAGTCGCTAGGCACAACATGGCCTACGTCGCGGGATACGGCAGTTCTGAGACACGGCAGCGGATCATGCGGCTACTCAAGCAGGCACGCGTATGAGAGCCCTCGTAGCTCAAATGGGAGAGCAGGCGGCTTTTAACCGTCGGGTTGCAGGTTCGAGTCCTGCCGGGGGCACCGGTCAGGAGACACAGCAGTGACGATCGCCGCTTTCGTGACTTCTCTACTCGCGCTCCCGGTGTCGGTCTACAGCCTGTTCGTTGCTCGCCGCGGTGCGCTTGAAGCCGAGGCTCGTCTAGCTGAAACGCGACGGAGGTACGGACTGTGACGGTCGACGTCGAGCCGCAACTGTGTCCGCTTGCCCATCGGGTAGATCCTGACCGGCCGCGCCGCTCCATGCTCGGCAGCATCCTGTGCGGCGGGCATTTCCATCAGTCCCGGACCGCTCTCGAAGAGCTACCAGGACGCTATGACGAGCTCGGGATCATCGCAGCACCGTCCGGGCAGCCGGTCAGCGGCTCACGATCCGCGGAGAAGCCGATCCCGTACCGGGAGAAAGCCGCCGACCTGCGGTACGGCGTGAAGCAGGAACCGGAGGAAGCACCGCGCCGTGAGATCGAACTGAACGGCATCCGCAACACACTGGTCAACTGGGCACGCATCGTGTCCGGTGAGCGCAACGTGCAGCTTCCCGTCAGACCGGAACTGGTGACTTTCGGCCCGCGATGCTGGCAGCTTCACTGCATCCATCAGTCCTGCCGGCGGCTCAGTTTCGAGATCGAACGGGTCCAGGCGTTCGAGCATCGCACCGACGTGGACCTCGCCGCCGAGTTCCTGCGTCGTCATCACGACTGGTCGGTTCAGCAGGACTGGGCTGCCACCTACGCCGAGGAACTGCGGGATCTGAACGAAGCAGCGTGGGATCTGCTGTACGCCCGGCGCCGCGACTCCGGGACACGCCTGCCATGTCCTGCCGATTGCGGTGGGCTGCTGCGCGCAAGCTTCCGTGACGACGAGGTCCAGGACGACAGCCTCGCTCCCAACGCTCTGGTCTGCGACAAGTGCGCGCTGCCGGTCCCTCCTTCTCAATGGCGCACTTTGGCTCGCGGCATCAAGACGAAACACTCAGGTGATCGGGTCACGGAGGAGATCGCTGTTCTGTGGGCGGAAGCGAACGGCTGGCGTCTCACAGAGGTCACACTCAGGCAGTGGGCGACCCGCGGTCACGTCACCCGCCACCGGGTCGCAGGCCGCACCCTGTACGACCTGGACGAGATCGAGAAGCGTCTCAGTCAGCGTGTCGCTTGACAGTGCTTGACAACCCGTCACAGACTCGCCTTGATCAATCGTATTGTCTCCGCTGCCCAGGACTGCCAACGCGGTGCCTGGGCTTCTGCATGTCAGGAGGCCGTATGTCATGCGTCTACGTCAAGGCAACCGCGACCTCACCCAGCAGGACGTCGAAGACCAGTTGAAGTTTTGGCGTGGCAAGCAGCGCGCCGCATCCAATCAGGACGAACTCAACGAAGCTACCGAGCAGATCAACCGGATGCTCGAACTCTGGGCCACATTGCAACCCGTCGCATACGGATAAGCGAGGAGCCAGTGGCCCAGGTCGTCGTCAAGATCTACCTGGACGAACCGGTCACCGCGCTGTGGTGTCACCAATGCCAGCTTCCCAGCGTCATCCGTGTCGTGTTCCACGTCGGCCACCCCGACAGCGAGACCACGTTCGTGCACCACGAATGCAACGACCATCCTGAGCACGTGCTGATCGAGGACATCTGAACCGTGCCACGCGCTCCCCGTCTCTGCTCATACGGCACATGCACCGAACTCGCTGAGTTCCGTGACCGTTGCGGTGACCACAAACGCGATGACGCTCGGGAACGGCAGATCCGCGGCCGTCAGGACAACCGGCCATCAGCCAGTCAGCGTGGTTACGGAGCAGACTGGCGCAAGCTACGCGCCCAGGTACTGCATGAAGAACCTGGCTGCCGGCGCTGCGGTCATCCCACCAAGGTTGTCGACCACATCCTGCCCAGAACACAGGGTGGCACGAACGAACGCGACAACCTGCAAGGGTTGTGCTTCACCTGTCACAACCGTAAGACAGTGAACGAAGACGGTGGCCTTGTCTTCGGACGCAGTATGCAAGACGATGCATGACTGCATAACCAGCCTCTGCATAAATACATGAGAGCGGTAGTCGGACATGTACCCCAAAGGGTGGGATACCCATGCTTATGCGGTCAAAAGGACCGCCACGAACCAGGCGGCAAGGGCTGTCTACGGGTCTGGTTGCATAACGATCTTGGTCCCTGCATAGCCGGTATGCAGGCTGTATGCACGGGCTATGCACGCTTGCGCCGATAGGACTTGATCCCGTCCGCGAGCAGTAGCCGGATCATGTCGCCGCGGGTGCGCTGCTCGGCAGCGGCGATGGCGTCGATCTCCTCGATGGCGGCTGGCTTGAGTCTGACCGTGATGTTCCTGCGCGGCTCCGCATTCGACATGAATCCAGTGTAGGCAAACGCAATCGGCTAAGGAGCGTGACGTCGTGGCAGGAAGGGGTCCCGCGCCGAAGCCTTCTCATCGGCGGGCGCGGACGAACGCTGAGCCGGTCCCGACCACTGTGCTACGGCATGATCCTGCCACCGCCCCGGATCTGCCGGACGATCATGACTGGCCGGTGCAGACCCGGAAGTGGTGGGCGGTGTGGGTGCATTCGCCGCAGGCGGATCTGATGGGCGCGACGGACTGGCAGTTCCTGCTGGATACGGCGAAGATCCACGCTGAGTTTTGGGCGGGGAATCTTGCGGTGGGTGCGGAGCTGCGGTTGCGGGTGGCGAAGTTCGGTTGCACGCCCGAGGACCGCGCGAGGCTCAGAATCCAGTTCGCTGAGGCGGACGAGAAGGACGCGAAGCGGACGCCGGCCGGTGAGGGTGCTCGGGCACGTTACGGCGATCTGCGTGCCGTCAACGACTAAAATCCCGAAGCTGACGCTTGGCTGGACAATCCTCGACTGGATCACAGACAACCTGGCACAGCCTGACCGCTCCGAATACGAGCCGTATGTGCCGACGCGGGAGCAGGCCGAGTTCATCCTTCACTTCTATGAGGTCGATCAGACCGGGAGAAGGAGAAGGTTCCGCCGGGCCGTGGTTTCCCGGCCGAAAGGCTGGGGTTAGGTAAGTCCCCGCTGCTGTCAGCTTTGTGTTGCGCTGAGGCGCTCGGCCCGGTCGTTCCTGACGGTTTCGACGCGAGGGGTGAGCCGGTCGGGAAGCCGTGGAGTGAGGTTCGTACCCCGTGGGTGCAGATCGCTGCGGTGTCCGAGGATCAGACGAAGAACGCGTGGACTCCGCTGCTGGAGATGATCCGTGAGGGTCCGATCATGGATTCCTGTTACGGGCTCGAGCCACTCGACACGTTTGTGAATTTGCCGAAGGGCCGGATCGAGTTCGTCACCGCGTCGGCGGCTAGCCGTGAAGGTAACCGGCCTGTTTTCGCGGTGCTGGATCAGACGGAGTCGTGGACGCCGGGTAATGGTGGGGTCCGGTTGGCGGCGACGCTGCGCCGGAACCTGGGTAAGACGGACGGGTCGAGTATCGAGGCGCCGAACGCCTACCAGCCCGGCGCGCAGTCGGTGGCGGAGGCGTCCGCGGAGGCCGCGAAGCAGGACCGGAGCATCTTCTACTGGCATCGGGAAGCTCCGAAGGTCGAGGATTTCCATGACCGGCCGAAGGTTCTTGCCGCTTTGGAGGATGTGTACGGGGATTCGGGGAAACCTCGTGGCGGCTGGGTGGATCTGGACCGGATCGCTGCGGAGATTATTGATCCTGGCACGTTGCGGGATGACGCGGAGCAGTTCTATTTCAACCGGCCTGTGGCACCGTCGGATACCTGGCTGGATGCTCGGGACTGGAATGCGTGCGCTATCCCATGCCCGCAGGAGTGCGGTGAGAGCGTCTGTGACCATCGGATTCCGATTGTGGCACCGGGTGACGCGGTGGTTTGCGGATTCGATGGGGCGCAATATGACGACTCGACAGCCCTGCTGGGGTGCCGGCTGTCCGACGGTCATCTGTTCGTGCTGGGGATCTGGGAGAAACCGCTAGGTCAGCAGGGTGTCGGCTGGGAAGTCGACCGGGACCTGGTCGAAAGCGTCCTGGAGGATGCGTTCGAGCGGTATGACGTGCGGCAGTTGTGGCCGGACCCGTGGGGTGACTGGCGGCCGTATGTGGATCGTTGGGCGGCTCGCTGGCCTGGTCGGGTGACAGAGTTCGACACTCGGCATAAGACGAAGATGTGCCGTGCGTTGGAACGGTTCGCCGCGGATGTGAAGAATCATTCGTTGACGCATGACGGTAATCCGGTCCTGGCGCAGCATGTTGCGAACGCCCGGAAACGGGTGTCGGGGGATCTTTACACGATCTCGAAGGATCAGCGGAAGTCGCCGCGGAAGATCGATGGTGCGGTGGCGGCGACGTTGGCGTATGCGGCTCGTGCGGAAACACCAGCAGCCCAGCCTAGGGGTCGGGTCTACTCGTTCAGATAGTGGGAGGCGCCGTGGCTGAGCCTGCGGTGCAGTCTCCTCTTTGGTGGGTGAACCGGCTGTACGCCAAGCTGACGGCACGACGGCCTGCGATCGTCCGGTTGGAGTCGTATTACCGGGGTGAGCATCCGCTGCCGGAGGCTCCGATTAGGCAGCAGCGGGAGTATTTGAAGGCGTTGCAGCGGTCCCGGACGAATTTTATGCGGCTGGTAATCGACGCGACAGCGCAGAGACTGCATGTGCAGGGTGTCCGGCTCGGTGACAACGAGCTGGGTGACCGGGATTCGTGGACGCGGATCTGGCAGCCGAACTGTCTCGACGCTGACAGCCGACAGGTGCATGTTGTCGCGCTTTACGCTGCTACTTCGTATGTGAGCGTATGGAACAACCCCGACGATGACACTTCACCACTGATCAGCCCGGAACATCCGGCTGAAGTGATTGTGGAGTGCACACCGGGTCTTAGGCGTCGGCGTGCCGCGGCGTTGAAGGTGTGGCAGGACGACTGGACGGGTGACGAGTTCGCCACCCTGTTTCTGCCGGATCAGGTTTATAAGTTCAAGCGGGTTGGCACGCAGGTGACCGCGTTCGGTCAGATCACTTCTCCGATGCCGATCCAGCTCACGACGAGCTGGGTGCTCAGAGATATTTCCGAGACCGGGGATGATAGCAACCCGATGCCTAACCCGCTCGGGGTGGTGCCGATCGTGCCGTTCCGGAACAACCCGAGTATGTGTGATGACGGGGTTTCGGAGCTGGCGGATTTGACGTCGATTCAGGACCGGATCAACACGACCGTGTTCCGTCGCAGCATGGCTGAGTGGCTGAGTGCGTACCGTCAGAAGTGGGTGACGGGGTTCAAGGTCGAGGAGGATGCTAACGGGCAGCCGATCCGTCCGTTCGACCCTGGCTTGGACACGTTGTGGGTGGCTGAGGACCCGACAGCGAAGTTCGGTGATTTCGCCGAGCATAATCTGGACAACTACACGGGGGCGATGACCGCTGACGTTCACGCCATGTCAGCTATCTCGCAGGTCCCTTCGCATTATCTGATCAACACCACCGGTCAGCCAGCTTCTGGTGACAGCTTGAAAGCTGCTGAGGCCGGTCTGGTCGCGAAAGTTCAGGACCGGATGGAACCGTTCTCCGATGCGTGGGAGGAAGTCATCCGGTTGGGTTGGCAGGTGTTGGATGATCCTCGGGGGAAGGTCACGGACTCGGAGATTCTGTGGCGGTCACCGGAGTTTCGTACTGAAGGTGAGTTGACGGACGCGGTGATCAAACGTGTCTCCTCCGGGCTGATCACGGTGCGTCAGGGTCGTGAGGATATGGGGTATACGCCGCAGCAGATTCAGCGGATGGAATCCGAGGAGAAGCAGGCGTCGATAGTGCAGGCGATGACGGGCCTGTTCACCCCGCCGACTCCTCCTGCTGGGATGCCGATGTCGTATACGACTCCGCCAGCGTTGAAGAATGACAAGAGCATGGCCTGATGCCTGGTGGGCCGGCTGACCCGTCGCAAGTCTCGTGGGCGCCGGTCACCGGGCCTGGGGTCCACTACCGGGATTTGAAACTTCATCTTGCCGGGTTGACAGCGGCTGCACTGCTGCGGTTGTACGAGCACATGCAGACCGGGGCACTCACCGCTGACGACATGATCGCGCTGGGTGCGACTGTGATCGTCGGTGCGAACAGTCAGGCCGCGACGTTGGCGGATCTGTATCTCGCCCAGGTCCTCTCGAAGCCACCACTCGGACTAACAGTCCCAGCGGAGGACAGCCGGTTGAAGCAGGCTGTCACGACCGCGATGGGTGAGCAGGGGACGAACCCGACGGATGCGCTGTCGCGTCTCGGGCGGTCTGAACCGTTGGGAACGGCACAGACGAGTTTGCAGACCGGGATGCGTGAACGGAAAGTTCACGGTTGGACCCGGAAAACGGGTGGGAGTCCGTGCCAGATGTGCGCGGATCTCGCCAACGGAGCGGTGCTCTCGGTGAGAACACCGATGGCGACTCATAAGGGCTGTAGCTGTGTGCAAGAACCCGTCACTGAGTGACGTCTAGACGTCCCCTGCCGCGAGGGCGGGGCGAGCAAGGGAAGCCGCGATGGCTGACGAAGAAACGCAAGATTCGCAGGACACGCAAGAGACCCAGACTCAGACCCCCGCGACGGACGGTCAGGATCTCGGCGACAACGGCAAGAAAGCACTCGACGCTGAACGCCGCGACCGTCGCGCAGCGGAGAAAAGGTCCAAGGAACTTGAAGCTGAGCTAGAGAAGTTCCGGCAGGCCAGCCTTTCCGATCAAGAGAAGGCCGTGGAAGCAGCCCGCAAGGAAGCCGGCGACGGCGTCCGGGCGGAACTCATGCGCGAGCGAGTCGCGGACAAGATCGATGCTGCGGTCGCTGGCCGGTTCAGCGATGACGAGGCCGCTGCGCTGATCCTGGCCAAGAGCGGCGATTTCATCGCTGATGGTCAGGTAGATGTGGCTGCGATTCGGCAGGCGGCTGATGACCTTGTTGCTTCTGGGCGTTTGAAGCTCGGCAGCAACAGCCGGTTCCAGGGCGGCGGGGATCAAGGTCCCCGGCAAACCGAACCTGCGTCGATTGACGATCAGATCCGCGAAGCGGAATCCAAGGGTGACATCCGGACAGCTATCTCGCTGAAGTCCGCGAAGCTCACCGAACTCAACAAATAATCTCAGGGCTGCCAGCCAAGGCGTGCCCTCTGGCCAGCGTCAATAGGAGGACACATGGCTGGCATCACCGGGCAGGGCACCACGTATGGCCTGCCGAACTACACTGGGGAACTGTTCGCTATCACCCCGTCGGAGACCCCATTCCTTTCCGCGATCGGCGGTCTGAGTGGTGGTAGGTCGATTCTGTCCACCGAGTTCGAGTGGCAGTACTACGACCTGCGTTCATCCTCGGCGAACAACGTGGCGGCGGAAGGTGCGAACGCGCCGACTGCTGGTGAGCGGGTCCGGGCGAACGCCACCAACGTTGTCGAGATTCACCACTCGGCGGTCGAGGTGTCGTACACGAAGCAGGCTGCGACCCAGCTCAAGAGCGGTTCGAACAACGCGCTGATGAACCCGGTCACGGACGAACTTGACTGGCAGATTCAGCAGGAACTCAAGTCGATGGCTGTCGACGTCGAGAAGAGCTTCCTTTCTGGTGTGTATCAGAAGCCGTCAGACAACAACACCAACCGTCAGACCCGTGGCATTCTGACCGCGATCACGACGAACGCGATCGACGAGAAGAGCACTCTCGCGACCGGTGCGACCCTCACGGACTCGGGTGACACGGTCACGATCAACGCTCACGGTCTGGCCGCCGGTACTGCGGTGAAGCTCGCGAACCTCGCGACCACGACCGGTGTTTCTAACGGTGTCGAGTATTACGTCGTCACTCCGACCACTAACACGTTCCAGCTCGCTGCGACCAAGGGTGGTTCGCCGCTCGCGCTGACCACGAACGGCACCGCGGATGTCATCCTGATGCCGGCACTGACCAAGACCATGGTCGATGACCTTGTCCAGACCGTGTTCGACACGGGTGCCGCGGAACTGAACAACCTGGTGTTCCTGGTGGGTAGTCGGCAGAAGCGGGCGCTGACGAAGGCGTACGCGGAGAACGGCACCTATTTCAACCCGGCCGTCACTGCTCCGATGTCCCGTAACGTCGGTGGTGTCGCGATCGACCAGATCGTCACCGACTTCGGGACCTTCGGTGTGATGCTCGACCGGTGGATGCCGGTCAACACGCTGGCCCTCGTAGACCTGAGCGTGTGCGCTCCGGTGTTCCTAGAGATCCCGAACAAGGGGCATCTGTTCGTGGAACCGATCGCGAAGACCGCTGCGGCCGACAAATACCAGATTTACGGTGAGATCGGCCTGGAGTACGGCAGCGAGAAGCGGCACGGCCAGCTCACCAACCTGGCCTGACGGATGATTCCCGCCGGCTCGGGTTCTGCGACGCTGGCGTCCGTCAGTGATTTGCAGACTCTTACTGGCGGGACGGTCAGCGACGATCAGGCACTGTTGATGTTGCAGGTCGCAACGTCCGCT